AAATTAATAGACCACAAATGCCTATGTCTAAAATTATATGGCGTAAGATGTTAATAAAACTCTTACAGGAAAAACAAGAAACAGATCTTAAAGCTACTGAAGATTTAAAAATAGATAATCAGTTGAAAGAATACATGGAAGACTTTGTAAATAAAGTTAAAGGTAAAGATATAAATGACATTCAAAGAGGTGTTGCGTACAGTGATGATAACTATAGTTATTTTAAAATGAAAGATTTTTGGAAACATTTAATAAAAAATAAATGGCCAGATAAAAGATATCCAAAACATGTAGTAGTACAAAAACTACAGACTCAATTAAAGATTGAAGAGGATTATCCAAAAATAAACGGTAAAACAGTGCGTTGCTTTAAGATGTTAAAGATTGTATCTGTTGAACCAGAGAAAGCAAAATATGAAAGTCAGGAACCATCATGGAAAAGAAAAATAGAACAGTAATACCTGGACCACCGGGAACCGGTAAAACATATAGATTATTAAATCATTATATGGCCAAAGAAATAAAAGAAAATAAAACTGATCCTAAAAAAATTTGTTACATTACTTTTAGTAAAGCAGCTGCAGAAGAAGCAACTGAAAGATTTGAAGAATTATTTCCTAAAGAAAAACTTGGATACATAGGCACTATGCATGCATTAGGGGTAAGAGAATTAAATATAGATGTAAGTGCAAAATTATTAAGAGGTAATAGTCAATGGAATCAATTTAAACTTTATGAGCCAATGGCAGCTAGGTTAAATACTGATATGAGTATTGATTCAATTACTGGTAAAACTAGATTTAAAGACCCTATACTAACTACGAGAGACTATGCAAAAAATAAAAAAATATCTTTGAATGAAGCTGCAATACAAAAAGGTATGGCAGGTTGGTCAGATATACACATCGCAGAAAAAATAGATGGTGCACTAACGCAATATAAAAAAGACACGGGAGTCATAGAATTTTATGACATGATAGGTTTGTTTACGGATAAAATAAAAACTAAAGATAGTTTTTATGATGTTATATTTTTAGATGAAGCTCAAGACTTGAACGCATTACAATGGGATATGTTTTTTGAATTAGAAAAACTAAGTAATAGGTCCTTTATTGCTGGTGATGATGATCAAACTATCTACGGTTTTCAAGGTGCAGATGCATCTACATTTATAAACCTAGAGGGAACTATAGATGAACAAGTAAAGTCGAGACGAGTACCGAGAAGCGTGCATCGAGTAGCTTTAAATATATTAGATAGACTCAACGAACGTAGGACAAAGAATTGGGAAGCGAGAGACGAGGAAGGTGAGGTCAATTATGAAACATCACTAGAAAACATAGACTTTTCAAAAGGTAAGTGGATGATACTTGGTAGAACCAATAAGCTTTGTGAGAAGGCAAGAGATCATTTGTATATGAAGGGTTTAAGATATGAATTTACAGGTGATAAATATTTAGATAAAAATTCTATGTTAGCATTTACTACCTGGAAAAGATTAAATAATGGTGCAAGTATTGATTCAAAAGATGTCAAAGTAATGTATTCTTTTTTAAAAGTAAAACTAGGTCATATACAAAGAGGGTTTGCTAGTGGTAAAACTTTAGATTCTGTTTTTTCTGTGACGTTAGAAGAACTAAAGAAAGATCATGGTTTACTTGTTGAAGGTAGTTGGGAACATCTTGACTTTGATGAAGATACAAAAGTTTTCATGAAACATTTAATACAAAACAATTATGATCTTATGAAAGAAGCTGAAATAAAGATAATGACCTTACATGGATCAAAGGGAAAAGAATGTGAAAACGTAGTTTTATTTACAGATTTTGGTGCGGATGAATATCAAAGTAATTTTATTGAAGGTGAGTTTGAAAAGTCACCAGACAATGAACATAGATTATTTTTTGTTGGAGTTACCAGAGCTAAACAAAAACTTTATTTACTACAATCAGAGGAGGGTACAGGGTATGTCATATAAATCATTAGACAAACAAGTTCAGGGGAATCACTATCAAGATTTCAAGATTCAACCAGCAGAGTTTGTAAACCAAAACAAGTTGCTTTTTGCAGAAGGCAACGCTATAAAATATATCTGTAGGCATTCTAGGAAAGGAAAACATTACGACATTAAAAAGGCAATACATTATTTAGAAATGATTCTAGAAAGGGATTATGGAGAATTTATTTAACGAAGAGATGTGGAATTCACCGGACGAGTTTAAAGATTTAAGTAGTTATAAATATATAGCAATTGACTTAGAGACAAGGGATCCAAACCTAAAAAAGATGGGGTCAGGTTCTGTACGAGGTGATGGAGAAATTATTGGTGTTGCTGTTGCAGTAGATGGTTGGTCTGGATATTATTCTTTTGGTCATGAGCAAGGTAATTTTTTTGCAAAAGAATCTGTAATGAAATGGGTTAAAAGTATTTGTGCACTACCTTGTCCTAAAATATTTCATAACGCAATGTATGACGTATGTTGGTTAAGAGCGTATGGTGTAAAGATAAACGGAATCATTGTAGATACAATGATGATGGCAGCTGTGTTAGATGAAAACAGGTTGTATTACTCATTGAATTCATTATCTTTTATAGAGCTAGGTAAAGTTAAAAATGAAAAAGCCTTACAAGATGCAGCAGACAAAGCTGGCATAGATGCAAAGTCTGAAATGTATAAGCTTCCCGCATCAATGGTTGGAGCATATGCTGAAGCAGATGCTGAACTAACCTTACAACTATTTAAAAAATTTTCAGGGCAAATAAGAGATCAAAACTTACAGAGGATATTTAACTTGGAGACAAGTTTATTTCCTATGTTGGTAGATATGAAATTTAAGGGCGTTCGAGTAGACGTCGATAAAGCGCTTCGACTGAAACATGTGCTAGAGAAAAGAGAAGGGCTATGCCTTGCAAAAGTGAAACAAGTAACAGGAGTAGAAGTACAAATATGGGCAGCAAGATCGATCGCCAAAGTATTTGACAACCTTGGACTACCTTATTCCAGAACTGCAAAAAGTAACGCACCATCATTTACAAAAGCTACACTAGAAAACCATGAAAATCCAGTGGTAAAAAACATTGCAGAAGCTAGGGAATTAAACAAAGCACATACAACATTTATAGATACAATATTAAAACATGAACACAATGGACGTATTCATGCTGACATAAATCAGTTAAGATCAGATGCAGGTGGAACTGTAACCGGGCGTTTCTCATATTCTAATCCAAACTTACAACAAATACCTGCAAGAAACAATTTATTAGGTCCTGCAATTCGTGGACTATTTATACCAGAGCAAGGTTGTGATTGGGGTTGTTTTGATTACTCACAACAAGAACCTAGATTAGTTTTACACTATGCAGCAGAACACCCTATCTTAAAAAATTCTGAGTCTGTAACTGAAATGGTTTCTAAGTTTAATAGAGACCCCAAAATGGACTTTCATGGAATGGTAGCTAAACTTGCAAACATAAAAAGAAAAGAAGCTAAGACTATTAACTTAGGTTTGTTTTATGGAATGGGTAAAGCAAAACTTCAACAGTCTTTGGATTTAGAAAACAAAGAAGATGCTGATAAACTTTTTAATAATTATCACGATAGTGTACCTTTTGTAAAAGGTTTGATGGATGCTACAATGAGAGACTCACAAAGAGACGGAGAAATTCAAACAATTGCAGGTAGAGTATGTAGATTTGATAAATGGGAAGAGGCAAGGTTTGCTCCAGGTGAGTTGAGAGCACCTATGACTTATGAAGAAGCTAAGGGAAAATATGGTGAAGATAGAATTAGAAGAGCCTATACATACAAAGCTTTAAATAAATTAATACAGGGTTCTGCGGCAGATATGACCAAACAAGCTATGCTAGATTTATATAACGAAGGTATTACACCACATATACAAGTACACGATGAACTTGATATATCTGTTGAATCAGAGCATCAGGCTCAAAAAATTATTGCAATTATGCAAGATGCAGTTAAACTTTCTGTCAAAAATAAAGTTGATTATGAAAAAGGTCCTACTTGGGGCGATGTAAAATGAGGAGTGATTATGGCTTATCTAAACGCAAACATACCAACAGTTTATGCACAAATTAGAAAAGAGTATTTATATGATCTTAAAAAACATCATGGAGAAGTTGAAGAGTGT